CATCGTGTCGGCGCGCACCAGTTCCGCCTGGGCGCTGGCGATCAGGTCCAGGCGCAGGTTCGGCGTGATGTTGCAGGCGAGTTCGTTCAGGGTCCAGTTCATCACATCGGCCTTGTCGCGCAGCGACTCGGCCTCCTCGAAACGGCTGCTGTAGCGATCCAGTTCGCGCAAGGCCCGTTCCAGGGTGGACCGGGCTTGAGCCAGGGCCTCGCGGGCGCGGTGTTCGGCGTGCAGGGCTTGAAATTCGCGGGGGGTGTTCATGGTGTGCTCTGCTTCTCAGTTGATCGTTGCGACACCTGTATGAACGCGCTGGTTGCCAGGGAAGCCAAGCTCAATCTGCATCGTGCTGGGCATCAAGGGCTTCAATCGCCAGCACCAGATCAGCGATGCGGTCGGCCTCGAAACCAAAGCCCCGGTGGCGCAGGAGGTGCTCGATGCTCGGATGCTGCACCCGGGCGATCTCCCGGCAGGCCTCCAGCAACGCTGGCAACAGGTCTGCCGGGATCGGGGCGTTGGGTTGCGTGCTCACGCGGTGGCTTCCTCGGCGATGCGATAGAGGCGCTGTCCTGCACCCGGCGTGCCGGCGGGACCTTCGATCTTCTCGGAGACGATATTCAGGCCCAACTTCTTCTTGAGCGCGCCGGCAAAGGTGCCGCGTACCGTGTGCGCCTGCCAGCCCGTGGCCTCGCAGATCTGCGCGATGGTGGCGCCTTCGGGGCGTTTCAACATCTCGATCACCAGGGCCTGCTTGCTGTGCTCGCGACCGCGCTTGGGGGCGGCATCGGGCTGGTCCTGTTGCCAGCTGGCCTCGGCGGCGGCGACTGCTGCTTCCAGTTCCGGATCGCTGGCCAGCGGCGGCGTGGCAACGCTGGTGGCCACCGTCGGCGGCAGCACATCTTCCGGCTGCGCCTCGCCCTGGATGATGGCGATGGCTGCCGGGGTCAGGCGCCACTGGCCGCCTTGCTGCTCGATCAACCCTCGCTGCGCGAGGCTGGCGATCATCTTGAGTTTGGCCCCGCCCTTGAGGTCGAGCAGCGGCTCGATCAGCCCACCGGCGTCGCAATGCGCGCGGGTGATGAGGTCGAGTTGGCGTTCGGTGATCGGGGTGGTTTGTGCGGACATGGGGTCGTGCTCCTTGGGGTGATGTGAGGGTCAAGCGGCTTGCTGCTGGGTCACTTGATCAGCGGCTTTTGCGGCGGTGCTTTGGCCTGCGGCCAGGCCAGCCTGGTAGGCAGCCACCAGGGCGCTTTGGACGGCCCAGACGCTGACGTCGTGGAAGTCCAGGCGGTCGCTGTTACGGGTTTCCAGGGTCTCGATGAAGAGGTGGTCCAGGGCGATCCGGGCGAGCAGCTGGTCGAGTTGCTGCGCGGCTTTGGTGGCGGTGGCTTTGGTGGTGGTCTTGCGCATGGTGTTCTCCTTGGGGTGGGTTGCTGTGCTTGTAGTAACGCGCTGTTCAAGCGGTAAGCCAAGCGCCGGTTCGATCTTTCTGCGTCTGTCTGGCCGATTTGCTCAGGCTGCGATGCGGCGCTTGGCCAGATCAATCTCGGCGGGCAGCCACAGCGTGGCGATTTCTTCCTCCAGAGCCTGCTGGCGACGCGTGGCGATCTCCTGCAGGGCGTCGATCTGTGCGAGCAAGGCGAGGAGCTCGTTGCGCTGGCGCAGGATGGGGCTGCCCACCTCAGGCAGCTGCTCGATCCAGCTCAGGTGGTTGGTGTGGCGGTTGGCGTTCATGGCGTTCTCCGTGGGGTGTTGATGACATCTGTATGAACGCGCTGTTGCCGATTGAAGCCAAGCGTTCGGTCCATCTATTTCGCATCGGAGTGGCTTGTGTTCGACACTGCTGAATCGGCGGTCGAATCCGCCTGGAAACGGGGCCTCGCACCCGATCCCATCCTCACCGTCGATGACTGGGCCAACCGTCACCGGATGCTCTCGTCGGTCGCCTCCGCCGAACCCGGGCGATGGTCGACCAGCCGCACGCCGTACCTGAAAGCCGTGATGGAAACGCTGTCGGCCACCTCGCGCGTGGAGCGCGTGGTGCTGATGGCCGGGGCACAAATCGGCAAAACTGAAGCGGGATTGAACTGGCTGGGCTACGTGATTCACCACGCCCCGGGGCCGATGCTGCTGGTGCAACCCACGGTGGAAGGTGCCAAGCGCGTCTCCAAGCAACGGGTGGATGCGCTGATTGAAGCCAGCCCCGAGCTGGCCGGTCGTGTGAAGGACCCCAGAAGCCGGGATTCCGGCAACACCCAGTTGATGAAGGAATTCCCGGGCGGCGTGCTGATCATGACCGGCGCCAACTCAGCGGTGGGCCTGCGCTCAATGCCGGTGCGCTACCTGTTTCTCGATGAGGTCGACGGCTATCCGGGCGATGCCGACGGCGAAGGTGATCCGGTGGCGCTGGCTGTGCAGCGGGCGGCCACCTTCGTCAATCGCAAGGTCTATCTCTGCTCAACGCCGACGCTCAAAGGCTTCTCGCGCATCGAGGCGGCCTATCTGGAGTCGGACCAACGGGTGTTCGAGGTGCCCTGCGATCACTGCGGGGCGCACAGCCCGATCCAATGGCGCGACATCAAGTGGCCAGCCGGCAAGATGGCGGACGCCGCCTGGCATTGCCCAGCCTGCGACGGCATTCATCCCGAGTACCGCAAGCCGGCACTGCTGGCCAACGGTCGTTGGACGGCTAAGGCCGAGGGCGATGGCAAAACGGTGGGATTTCATCTGTCGAGCCTGTACAGCCCGTGGCTGACCTGGGGCGAGATCGCCCAGGAACACCACGCTGCCAAGGACGACCCGGTGCGGCTCAAGGTCTGGGTCAACACCAAACTGGCCGAAACCTGGGAAGACCGCGAGGGCGAGACCTTGGATGCGGAAGGCCTGATGGAACGTCGAGAAGCCTACGGGCCGGCCATCCCCGCCGAGGTGGCGCTGCTCACCTGCGGCATCGACGTGCAGGACGACCGGCTGGAACTGGAAGTGGTCGGTTGGGGCCGGGACGAGGAGTCCTGGTCCATCGACTACAAGGTGTTGTGGGGCGATCCATCCGCGCCCGACACCTGGTCGCAACTGGATGCCTACCTCGGTAACCGTTTCGAGCACGAGACCCTGGCCAACGGTCTGACCATCGAAGCTGCTTGCCTCGATACCGGTGGCCACCACACCCTGGCGGCCTATGCCTTCTGCAAAGGCCGGGAGAGGAAACGCATCTGGGCGATCAAGGGCGGCTCGGGCAAACGGCCGATCTGGCCCAAGCGTCCGAGCAAGGCCAACAAGGGCAAGGTCAATCTGTTCACCGTCGGCGTCGATGCCGCCAAGGAAGCCATCTACGCCCGGCTCAAGAAGTCTGATGTCGGCGCTGGCGCGATGCACTTCCCGCTGGATCGGGATGCGCAGTATTTCGAGCAGCTGACGGCGGAACGGATTCGCACCCGCTATGTGAAGGGCTTCCCGCAGCGTTTCTGGTGGAAGCCCGACGGTCGCAGGAATGAAGCGCTGGACTGCCGGGTGTACGCCTACGCGGCGCTGCACGGCCTGCTGTCGATGGGGCTGAACCTGAACAAGCGGGTCGAGGCGCTGCCTCCCGCGCCCATCAGTCGCAAGCCAGCCAGCAACGCCACGCCCGTGACGACTCCGATGACCGCCAGCCCGCGCCGTCGGCGCATGGCCATTTCCTCCAACTACCTCTGACACCGCCAGCCTCCCGCTGGCCGGGAGTGCTGTCCATGACCCTCGAACAACTCAAGGCCCAGCGCGAAGCCCTGCAGGCCGCGCGCTTCAATGGTGTGCTCACCGTGAAGGCCGGCGACAAGTGGGTGACCTACAAGTCGGATGCCGAACTGCAGTCTGCCCTGCATGACCTGGATCGCGAGATCGCTTTAGCCGAAGGTCGCCCGCGCGCCCGTCGCATCCGCACCTACGCGGGGAAGGGGCTGTGATGAAGGCATTCCAGAACCTGCGCCGCAAGGTCGGCGCGATGATCGGCGGCTTCGAGGGCGGACTGTCCGCCCGCCGCCTCAAGACTTTTCAAGCCAGCCGCGCCCACGTCAACACGCTGATCCAGGCCGCCGGTGCCGATATGACCGCGCGTGCCCGCTACCTGATTCGCAACAATGGCTACGCCGCCAACGCGGTCGAGTCCTGGGCGGGCAATGCAGTGGGCACCGGTATCAAACCCTCGTCGGGGATAGCCGATGCGGTGCTCAAGGACCGGGTGCAGCGGCTGTGGCTGCGCTGGACCGACGAGTCGGACGCTGAAGGGCTGACGGATTTCTATGGTCAGCAGCGCCGGGCCGCCCGGGAACTGTTCATCGCCGGGGAAGTGTTCTTTCGCATCCGGCCACGTCGGCCCGAGGATGGTTTGAGCGTGCCGCTGCAGTTGCAGATGCTCCCGGCTGAGATGCTGCCGCTCAATCACAACCAGCTGCTGGAGAACGGTCACCGCATCCGCCAGGGCATCGAGTTCGACCGCATCGGTCGGCGTGTGGCCTACCACTTCCTGCGCCGCCACCCGGGCGACATCACCGATCCCGGGTTGGCCGGGGAGACCGTGCGGGTGCCGGCTGAGTCGGTGCTGCACATCGTTGATCCGGTGGACGCCGGACAACTCCGAGGGGTGTCGCGGTTCTCTCCGGCGCTGGTGAAGCTGTTCTTGCTCGACCAGTACGACGACGCCGAACTCGACCGCAAGAAGGTCGCGGCGATGTTCGTCGGCTTCGTGCGCCGGCCCGAGCGTGACTTCGACAACGGTAATGAAACCGATGATCGGGGTGAGCCACTGTTGCCTTTGGAGCCTGGCCAGCTGCAAATCCTGGACGACGGCGAGGACATCACCTTCTCGACGCCGGCCGATGTCGGGGGTAACTACGAGAGCTTCCAGTACCGCACGCTCCTTCAGGTGGCCGCCGCCCTCGGACTGCCCTACGCGAACCTGTCGGCTGATATGTTGAAGGCCAACTACTCCAACACCCGGGCAGCGCTGCTGGAGTTCCGCCGACGCATCGAAGCCTTCCAGCATTCGGTGCTGGTGTTTCAGCTGTGCCGGGCGGTGTGGGCACGCTGGATGGATACAGCGGCGCTCTCGGGCCAGCTCGACTTGCCGGACTACGAGCAACGCCGCGCCGACTACCTGGACTGCAGCTGGCTGCCGCCCCGCTGGGACTGGGTCGACCCCTTGAAGGACATTCGCGCCGAGATCAACGCCATCGAGGCCGGGCTCAAGTCGCGTACTCAGGCCATTGCCGAGCGTGGCTTTGATGCTGCGATGGTCGATACCGAGATCGCCGGTGACCACCGGCGCGAGGACAGCCTGGGGCTGCGTTTTGGGCGCGAGCCTGCGTCGGTGCCGGCCCCTGCGCAGGCACCACCGCCAGCCCCCTCGAACTGAGGAATTCCCATGACCGATTTGCCTTACCTGGCGTCCCGCCTGTACGGGACGCCGCTCCTCGTTGCGCGCCCGAAACTCGAAATCATCCTCGGGGTGGTGGCCCGGAAGCTCGCGGGAGACACCCTGGCCACGCCACCGCCGGCCAACGTCGATGCCGGCATGACCGGTGGCCTCCAGAACCTGGAGGGCATCGCCGTGATTCCGGTCCTCGGCACCCTGGTGCGTCGCTCTTCCTATATTGGTGCCGCCAGTGGCCTCACCAGCTACCACGACATCGAGGCCATGGCTGAAGCGGCCTTTGCCGACCCAGAGGTCCGCGCGGTGCTGCTGGAAATCGACTCCAGCGGTGGCGAGGCGGGTGGCGTGTTCGATCTGGCGGAGCGACTGAGAGGTCTGTCGCAGACCACCGGCAAGCCGCTGTGGGCCATCGCCGACGAAGCCGCACTATCCGCCGCCTATGCCCTGGCCTGTGCCGCTGACCGACTCTGGCTCACCCGCACCGCCGAGGTGGGCTCGATTGGTGTGGTGGCTGTGCACGTCGACGAGTCGGTGGCCGATGCGAAGGCGGGGCTCAACTACACCTTCCTGCACGCCGGTGCCCACAAGGTCGATGGTCATCCGCACGCGCCGCTGCCAGCGCCAGTGGCTGCCGATATCCAGGCCGACATCGAGCAGCTGCACACGCAGTTCATCGCCTTGGTCGCCGGATTCCGCCGAGTCACGGTTGATGCCATCCGCGCCACCGAGGCCCGCGTCTATCGCGGTGAGGCCGCGCTCCAAGCGGGGCTTGCCGATCAGATCGGCACCCGCGCTGAAGCGATCACGGCCCTGCAACGCCAGCTGGCCATGAGTGCCGGTCGCAGCCTGCGCAACAAGGCTGCTTCGCTGTCGGCCATTCGTACCACTTCCCGATCCCAACCAACCCCGAAGGAGATCTCCATGAACGATCACAACCCCGTCACGCCATTGGACGACGCCCTGGAAGGTTCGACAGCGAACCCGACCCCGGTGCAGTCACCGCAAAATCCGCCGCTCGATGAAGCGGCCATCACCGCCCAGGTTGAGCAGCGACTGCGCAGCCAACTCGCCGAGCTGACCGAGATCGCCGCCCAGGCCCAACGTCTCGGCGTGACGGTCGATCCGGCCCAGGCCCTGGCCCGTGGCGTCACCCCGGACGCGCTGCGCCAGTCGGTACTGAAGCAGGCGGCCGAACGCGATGTGGCGCAAGACATCGTCGCCGAGGCTCCGCCGCAACCCCACACCAAACCCCAATCCGTCGCTGATAGCCCCTTGGTCAAAGCGGCCCAAGCCTATGGAGGTCGTAAATGAGCACACCTTTGATTTCCCCGTCGACGCTGGGTGACCTCATCAAGCGCGAGTCCGACCCGGACTACACCCGCGAGACCGTGACCCTGAAAGCTGGCACGGCTTACCCGCTGGGTGCCGTGCTCGGCCGCATCACCGCCACGGGCGTCTATGCGTTCTCGCCGGCCGCCTCGACCACAGGCATCGAGGGGGCCGAGATTGCCTCGGCCGTTCTGCTGCACCCGGTGGCCGCCAGCGACGCCGACACCCAGGCCGTCGTGCTTGCGCGCGGTCAAGTGATCGTCGCCGACCGTGCCTTGGCCTTTGATGCCTCGATCACGGATGCCGCCGCCCAATCCCTCAAACACCAGCAACTGGCTGCTCACGGCATCGTCGTGCGTCCGGTCGCTTGACCTCACTTCCCAGGAGTCTTGATATGACCGTGATCGTCAATCCTTTCGACGCCGGCGGCTTCACGCTGGCCGAGATGTCGGCCGCCATCCAGATGCTGCCCAACCCCTACGGCCGCGTGGGCCAGTTGGGGCTGTTTGCACCCGAGCCCATCTCGCAGCGCAACGTCACCATCGAGTCCATCGAGGGTGAGCTGCGCCTGCTACCCGCCGTCGCGCTCGGCGCCCCGGCCACCGTCGGCACCACCGACAAGCGCGAAGTGCGCTCTTTCTCGGTGCCACACATACCGCACAACGATGTGGTGCTGCCCGAGGAAATCCAGGGCATCCGGGGCCTGGGCCTCGCCGCTGGCGAAGACCCGCTGGTGACCGTGATGACCCGCAAACTTGCCCGGATGCGTGCGAAACACGCGCAGACGCTGGAGTAC